AAAAGATCGTGCCATAACCTCGGCCGGCTGTTCCTGCTGCTCGGCCAGCCACGCTTCGTAGGACCGCTGAGCAATCGCAACAGAGCTCGAAGGGTATGCAGGCACGAGTACCGGACCAACGTCGTACAATCCGCTCACCTCGCGGATCTGACGAATCGTTTTGCCGTCCTCAGTTTGCCGGAATGCTTCGCCGGTCTTGCGGTCGACCGTGAACGCGAACGAGCTGCCGGTCACGTCGCGGCGTGCGACGAGATCCATGACATCCTGTCGGCTAGCCGGCGGGACAACGCGGTACTTGAGCCCTTTGTCGTCGCTCGAAAGCTCGAGCGTACCGCTCGCCGTGCGCCCCAGCACCATGTTGCTATCGTGGTTGAACAGTGCCACCACGTCCGCTTTCGCACGCTGCCGGTTCAGAATCTTGTCGAATGCACCCGGAAGAATCTCTTCGCGGAACCCGCCGAGATCGAGACTGAGCCGGTTGTAGCGTGCCGCATAACCGACGATAGCCGCCTGGCCTGGCTGGCGTTCCTCGATCATGAGATCGTCTTCTTCCAGTTCCCACTCTCGCCGTTCGATGTTGTCTGACATCAGTCTTGCTCCTCGTCGTCAATGGGATCGAGCTGCTCGGCCGGCGGCTCGGGTTCAGGCTCAGCCGGCAACGCTGGTGGCTGCGGCGGCTCTGGTGCTGGCTCTGGCTCTGGCTCCTCGGTAATCTGCTCGAGCGTCTGCATATTCATTGGCACAAAGTGCACGTCTCCGCCGTCAATCGGGTTCAGGTTTTCAAGCTCACGAACCTCGTTGATCGTCATCCAGCCGTTTTGCAGTGCCGACACGTAGTAGCTGGCACGGCTCGTGTGGTCGCCGCGAAGCAGGCCGCTGACGCTGTGCTCGGCAAAGTACCGCTCGTCGTCCACGATCAGATCGCGAGCGATGGCCGCTTCCCACCGCTTCAGGTGTGGCAGTAAGCAGTGCTGGACAAACTCGGTGCCTTGAACCTCGATGTTTGAGTAGGTGCTACGCGTCAGGTCTTGGATCATGTGCGGCGGCACGCGGAAGACACGGCAGATCTCGATGACGCTGAACTGGCGGCTCTCCAGCATCTGCGCAGCCTCGTTGCTGCCGCTGAGCTCGTGGGCTTTCACGCCGTTAGGAAGCACACACGTGCGAAAAGCACGATCCGCACCACGGTGGATGCGCTCCCAGTTCTGCCGCAGCTGCTCGGCCGCTTCTACCGGAATCGGGTTGTCGCTTTCGAGGATCACGCCTGGCCGTGCACCGTTGCCAAAATAGGTGCTGGCGTGGTCTTCCAAGGCTTTGGCCAGGCCGATGACGTTCGCAAACAGCCGGTAGGTCGGGATTGGCTTGACGCCATCCTCGGTGGTGAACCTCAGAGCAAAGATCTGCTCTTGGCTGTACTGCGTCTGCCGGCCGTCCGGCTCGCGGTACAGGTAGCGCACGCTGCCGTTTTCCAAACGCTCGACTTCCATGCGGCTTGAATGCAGCGGCCACAGCTCGCTGACAGCACCTCGAGCACCAGGCCGGATTTCGGCGTAGCTGGCACCGTAGTGCAGATACATGCCGGTCATCCAATCGCGAAACTCTTGGGCCGTCTGCCACGGGTTTGGCTGCGTGTGCAGCAGCCGGTAGAGCGGATGGCTGCTTACCTTGACTTTGCCGCCATCTGGCAGCTTTTCAAACAAGTGCAGCGGCAGGGACGACACTGCATCGCTAATCACGCGGATGCACGCCGTGTAGGCCGAGCAGGCCATCGAGTTGTCGGCTGTCACGCGAACGCCGCTTGGCGTGCGGTTGCTGCTGGCCGTCCAATCCACTGAGCGAAGATCGTACATGCGGTAGTCGGCAAGATCGCTCATAGTTCGATAATGTCCCAGTTAAGTTCAGGTGCTTCCTTGGCGGTCGCCGCGATTCCCAGTGCCATCACAAGTGCCACCATGCCGTCGATGCGCTCGGTGCTCTTTTGTTTACTTGGCTTAATGTTGCCAGCGTGGTCTTGCTGTATTGCGACGTTTCCCGCCTGCCAATCAAGTACCGGATTGTTGTGGAGTAGTTTGCCACTGACGACCAGGGCTTCGAGCTGTTTTGACGGTGCCGACATGCTGCCGTAGCCCTGGCCAAAGCCTACAACGTCGATGCCGTCTCCTTGCAGTTGCGTGGCCAGCTGCGTCGCATTCCACCGGTCAATGGCAATCTGTCGAATGTTGTACTTCTTTGCCAAAGCATTTATGTCAGCACGCACTTGGTCAAAATCAGTTACGTTGCCATGCG